GCGAGTAAACGCTGACATCCCCTCACCGCCCTAGTCACTGATAGTCGAACATTCCCTTCCAGAAATCAGGTTGGCGCTTCTTAACTTGCCTTGACATAATAGGCATTGCCCCCGACATCACAGCCTTCTGCTTCAGTTCTTCGGCCAATTTAGACCATGACTCAGAGATCTGGGACGTCGATTCGCTATAGTTGCCCCGTTTGAAATCGGGACGGAAGGCATATTTTCGGGCCAGAATTAAAGCGGCTCGATAGGCTGCACCGTAAAGCGTACCCTCTTCATCAAGGAGTCGGGCAAGCGTAGCGTCGCTGATGTCTTCCTGGGAAGGGGAACCAAGCTCTTCCCGGACGTCATCGATGGTTGGCTTTGGCATGGTTCTCCTCCCTTCGGTTTCAATGCTTAATTGTCACGCCGCACGCATTGATGGAACAGACGGTCAGGACATCTTCGGCCACTATCGCGAGTGCTTGGCTCGCAGTACCTATGATAGGTGTGTTCAGCGCGCAGACAATGTGCTCACCGTGGCCCAAGAACCCCTGCCATACGATATCATCGCCATCTTTTACCGTTATCGTGACGATAGGATTGGCGGGTTCATCTCCGCTTCCGTCGCCATCAGGCTCGATCGACGTGATGAAGACGCTGAAATCAGTTAGCGCATGGCGACGACCCTGCACCGCCCCAACTTCTAGAGTCACAGTGCCATCGGAATTCTCGTTGGTAATGGCAGTTGCATACCACTTCTTGCCCGGTTGTCTGAGGGCGTTCACTTAAAACACCCCCCTTAGACCGGAATATACTCGATGTAGACGTTGCCGACGAGATTCTCTGCCTTCGCCGCTAGGATTTGGCCTGTGATGTAATCAGTGGTGCCACCCTTGGCGTCCAAACGTTGACGAGACTTCCCGTTGGTGCCTCCGTCAGTGATGTTGTCAAATATACCGGTGGTGTTTACGTCCAGACCGTCGATTAGGTTATCACTCTTAGTGGTGGCATTGGCAGCGGTCCCAATATCCAATACTGCCGATGCAGTGCCACCGGCGGTAGTGATATCGACAAGCACACGTGTCACGATGATCGGCGTGCGTTCGGGATTCTGCCACGCGAAAGCAAAGTCATTCTCGTCACCAGAGGCCAGAGCCACCTTCGCCATTTTAGGTGTAGCGTAGGAATGCATTTGCTGAACTCGGCCTACCAGAGCAGTTCCTTTTGTAAGGCGATTAGCCAAGATTACTCACCCCTTTACGGGTTCTCTTTCAGCTTCTTCAAGGCTTCAATTGCAGCTTGTTTGCCCTTTACAATCCCCACACCAGGGATATCATACTGCCCGAAGTGTAGGTGGTACTTCTTTGACTCCTCTTCCCAATCAATGGGTTCCTCTGATTGATCAATGCCAGAGGAAGAGGCAGTCTCGGATTTCACATGGGCTTCGGTTGGTTCGTGATCATGTGGTAATACCGGCGACCACTCTGCAGCCCCAATGCCAATCAATGAGTGGGCTTCCTCCGGGGTGATGGGTTCAATCACATCCCCCGGAGAAAAAATCCGCCCATTGTGGCGAACACGCCACTTAGCTATGAGCTTGCTAAACATAGCATCGCCTCCCTTTTAATGCAAGAACGCCGTATTAAGAAACGGCGTTGATGATCAAGAAACCAGCGCCGTCAGCTACTTTACGTACGTCGAACTTGTCGCCGTAAGAAACCCACGTAGCTTTCGCGCCCTCATCATGATGGCGATACCGCTCCACTCTCGGGAAGTCGCGATTGCGGAACATGGAGACCGCCGTCACCGTACGCAAGGACGGACGTGGAACACGGTACCCCACGAAGATGTGTTTGCCCCAAATGTACGCGAGATTGTCACCCCCGCCTTCTTTGCCCGTGTTCTCCACCGCAGATCCTACGAGGACCCGCTCGACATCAAAAAGGCGCGCAAGGATCTCGGGAGTGATGGACGCACTAGAAGTGTACTTCACGCGATCAACAACATCAGGATGGTTGACCAACTTCTGGAACACTTGATGACCGACAACTATGATGTTCGGCTTGCGAAGCGACTTTGAAAGTACGCTCGACTTCGCATCCTCGATCACAGTGAAGGGGTCGGAGTTCGCATAGTCGTCAAGTTGGTCAGTTCCCGACAACGTTTCACGGTTAGTCCATGTAGAGGTTCCAAAGACTAAATCCGCAACTTTCTTTTCCAAGCGGATACGAATACGCTCTTGGAGTCCTACGACTGCATCCTCGAAGGGCATAAACGGTTGGTCGTAGTTACCTACATGCTCGTCGGGAACCGAGTCACGAAGCGTGTGCTCCACCAACGAGTACGTGTCGCTGCCCACCCCGTAGTCGACCTCATTTGGAGGGGAACCGGGTGCCCGCTCGTCATGCACAGCGCGCAGATGATCGTTGCTGTAGGTCGCATACTTGTCAGAGTCCTTGCGGACAGGTACAACAGTGCACACCTGTTCAGCAATGAAAGTCTCATTACTGATGCGGCGGCTGAAGTTGGTTAGATACTGGTCGATATGAGTAGCTCCTGCCGTTGGCATGCTTCTCCACCTCTCTCTTTAAATTCCGATGTGTAAACGGCAATGCTCGGCTTTACACTGCAGCGAGCGTGCAGGGACCGGTCAGAAGAACCTCGATAAGCTGGTTTGCGGCTGTAGAAGATTCCAGCGCAACGGCTCGAATGTTCGCCCCTGCAGTAGTCGTTGCATCGGCCTTGCCACCAGTCGTTGCCGTAAGCCACTGACCTGCGGTGATCTCGTCCGAGGCAACAACCTTCTCCGTCCCCGCAATGGCTACGGTAACGGGCGTACCTTGCGTTCCTCGGTAAAAGTCGGACACGATCCCGATAATCGGGGAGTTGGCATCCGTCGCCAGAACCACTTCGTTCGGATTGCTACCGAGCTTCACGAAGCAATGCCGCGCACCGGACAAGTCAGCTCCCGCGACGAAGGTCTTGTAAACCGTGTTGCTCTTTTGACTCATCTATTTCCACCTCTCTTTGGCATAAAAAAATACCCTCTAGTTGGGGGTTAGAGGGCCGCGTTGTTTCCCTCGTTACTTCGGTTCACCAATTGGTGCGGACTTGTGATAAGCAGCTACAAGATCGGGGTTCCGCTTGGCAACCTCGCGGGCCGCCACGCTGTAGTCCACCTTGTTTTCCTGAGCGTACTTCTCGACTTCCTCAACAAATCGGGCCTGTGGATCATCGCTGACAGTTGCACCAGCCGAACCAAACTCATCGAACAAGCTGCCCTTTTTGATCCGCTCCTGAGCAGCCTTGAGTACCGTCTCCAACTTCTGAGCGTATTCCTCGGACACTCCGTGAGCCTTGTGGATGAGATCGGTGAGATCGTCAACCGAGGCGACTTCAGAGTATCCCTCGGCACGCTTGCGAATCTCGGCAATCAATCGGGCCTCACGCTCTGCCTTGGCGATACGCTCGGCCTCAGCAGCCTTCTTTTCGAGGTCCTCAAGGCGCTTGCGAACCGGCTCAGGGAGATCAGCCTTGTTGATCTCATCCGTCGTTCCCTCTCTGTCCTTCTGAAGGGCAGCAATCTCGGCATCCTTCTGCGCCAATGCTGCAGACACAGCATCCTGCAACTCCTTCGGCGCAGACTTCAACAACTCTTGCAGATTTGGCATGTCCTCTTCTCCTTTCGCGGCCCCCTCTCGTAGGGCCTCTGCAGTTTTTTCGACCTTCCCGACCAGCGTCATGATAGACTCGGGAGCGTCTTCTTTTTCAACCGCTTCAACCAACGCAACCAGGTCGTTCTGCATGCGCTCAATGTCACCGACGTCACGATTAGCCCCCTTTGCCACCCGCGGCACAAGACCGAGGAGGTTTTCAGCGTACTGTTGCACCGATTCTTGTGCCAGTTCAACCTTGTTCTCCGCATCCGATTCAATGATTGAACGGATGCTGGTTCGCAGTGCGTCGTTAAACCTCCGCCACTCGTCGTCCAAGGTGGTAGATGCTAGAGCTGCATCAAAGGAGACCGGTTCCTGTTTGTTCTCCCGTTTGAACAACGCGGCCAGGCGCTCCGTGAAGGTCGACTTGTCGTTGGCTCGTTTGATCACAAGAAAAGTCCGCCTGTTGGCTGGAAAATCAACGCCCGCAACGGCCTCGACCTCCAGGTCAACGAGCTTCCTGGGCTTCTTAGACATTATCATCTGTCACCTCCACTCGAACAGCCCTGCCTTCCATGCTGAATCCGGTGCGCTCGCCAGATTCAATCTTGGCAAAGTACTCAGGCGACCACACGACACCCAAGAGCCACGTGCCCTTCTTCACCTCTTGATCGCCGATTACCATGTCGCAAGGCGCAATGTAGGATTCGACAACGGTCCCCAACTGGTCGTCGTCCTCCGTATTGATGTGCATGTCATTTAGGCCGCGCTTCTCCACGGTTTCAAAGATGTCGGTGACATCAATGCGAACCGACTTGCCAGATGCAGCGGCCTTGACGACTTCTTCGAGCACACGAACCGCAGTCTTGGTGAGCTTGTCCTTGCCCTGGAGCTTTCGCATGTAATCCCAAGCAGCTTTCTCGATGTCCGGTGCCTCTGCGAAGTCTCCTTGGGTATCGACAACGTTCGGCTCATACACGATGCCAAGGGTGTAGTTTTGCTTCTCGTTCTTCGCGATAAATCGCTTGCGTTCTGGCATCTCACCACCTCCGTTAGAAGAATTCCAAGAACCGTTCTTCCTCCCGCCTGGCATCGTATTGCACAAAGCATCGGCAGTTCAAGTGCGCCTTCGGGTGGTTGTGATGCTCTCCGTTCAGGTCTACGAACGGTTCATCGCGTCGCACCGTCTGCATGTGAAGGGAACGACAAACAGGACAGGTCAGCTCGTCAATCTGAGCGAACCACGTCTTCACCACTTCGTAACCGTCGCGTTCCCAAAGCCACGCAGCCACCGCCATGCCAAAGGCTACCGCGTCAACGGCATTGCCCGTCGTGATAAGCTCACCACGAACCTGGAAGAGGGCTTCACCTCTTCGCTGTCCTTCTTGTTCACCGTTCGCAAGAGACTGCCGTACAACGACACCGGCATACCTCCGATTAAGGCCAAACACTCCATTCTCCAGAAGGAAGGTCCGTTGCTGTTCGTCACTCCAGCCCGCATCTTGGAGGGCTGTTAGGGATTCGTACAAAGCCAAGCGGGTTTCATCGGCAATCAGCCGTGCTTCCTGTGCAGCTTTCTCGTGGGCCCAATCAGCAATCCTTGTCTGGCCCAACACGAAAGCGACTGGGATGTTGCCTTCAACGGATTGCCGACGCATCGCAGCATCACCGGCCTCCATGAGTACCGGGGCAAGCGACTCAGCCAACAACTCTTCAAGTTCGTACCACAGAAGGACATTTAACCATGCGGTTGTCTCAATGCCAGACAACCGCTCGCGCAACGCAAGAAACCACATAGCCACCACGGTAGCGATCTCCGCACTGTGTTGTTCCAAGAGATCAGCGTACCAAGAGGGTTCAGGGCGTATTGGCTTACTCGCTACAAATGCTTCGGCCATTGCCAGCAAATCGACGTCTTGCTTAGCAACATGACTATCATGCAGGAGATGGACGTGTTTCATTGTCGGGCCTGCCCCCCAGCGCCCTGCCTATCGACTCACGTGCCCGGGCTTCCATCACAGAAGGTGGCATTTCTGCATCATCCACATCGGACTGTGGGAATCCGAGCATGTGCCGCAGGTACTTGCGAACACCCGGATCGGACCGAAATGCGTCGATACCAGACAAGCGGAACAGAATGTCTGCGAGCGTCTTCGGGTCCATGTTCTGTACCGGTCCGGGTGCCACTTTGGGCAGTTCATCAAGAGGCTTGTCCATACCATTCAGCGCAAAGAGCCGCCGAACCGCATAGCGATTTACAACGTCTGCAATCCTCTGTAGCCACTGGCCCATGGCAAACACCAACAGATTGCGCTTCACGTCGGCCATAGCGTACGACCCGGCGTTTTCATGACCCATCAAGATGATGTCGCCCAGCAAAGCCATAGCTATCCGCACGTCGTAACGCTGAATCACGCGTTCAGTGTCCATGGTCTTCGATCCTTCAGCGGACAAAAGTTGCAAGCCACCTGCGGTCTTCCAACTCCCCGGTAGCACTGCACCCATGTTCTCATCCTTGCGGATGTAACTCACCATATCTTGGGCGTACTTTAGCTTCTGCTTGGCTTCAGCCGTGTTCAAGAACAACTCATCTGGTACATAGAGCACTGGATAGCCTGCAAGGTCACGCTCGATGCCAATGGCCTCGATCACTTCAATGCGTTTCTTGAAGTAATACGGGCGATACGACGAGCGAAACACAGAAACCCCTTCTGGATTGTTCTTGATAGACTTTGTACGGAACAGCAGGGCTTTTTCAATGGGAATTGGCCTCGGGTTACGGAATCCCGCTTCCCAATTCGGGTTCTGCTCAAAGCCCTTGATCCCACCATCTTTGTCGAATATCCAACGGGCGATAGTGTCTTGCCCGCGGAACGGCAGTTTTTTCCACATGATCTTGCCGTTGACTTCGCGGTAGCAAATCTCTGCCACTGAAAAACCATATGGCAGCATCGTGATTGCCTCGGTGATAAAGTCGCCCCAGGAGTGTGACATGCCGTGCATGTTCGCTTCAAGGAATTCGGCATCACGCTTCGCACTGTTGCCCTTCGGAGCTGGGTTCACGGTCCAATTTGCACTACGAACCAACTGTTCAACGATGAACAGCACCGCGCCCGCAACTGGGTCGTGAATCATTTCTGTGTAGGCTTTCATGCGTTCAGGGAGGGTCCGCAACTGTGGCAACGGGTCATCGACGACCAGTCCCCCGCTCGTCTTCAAGCCTGTATATCCGATCTCCTGAAACACCAGCCCTGGCTCTAACGGCTTTTCTTGGACTTCGGTAGCCACAGACTCACCTCCCTCACATTTTCAGGCGCGCCAACGGCCTCGGACGGTAGGGGGTCAGACCGCCCGAGGCTCCAGCCCGTGCCCTAATTGGCTTGCGCGCCTAGCTGGAAAAAGGGCGTCGCATAAAACCGTCGCACCCCGACAAAAAACACCGAAGGGTCCCACGGCCATAAGCCGCTGCCGCACCAGAAATGGCGCGGCCTTCGGTGCAAAAACAAAAACGGCCCGAGCTATTCGAACCGCTTAGTGTTACACGTGTTCACGACAAGTATAACACATGATTCACTAATCGCAAATAGGGGTATGCACACTCAAAAGCCACTCCAATAACTCGAACCCACTCCGACCATCACTGGCATAGCCGTGAGTCCACCGCCAATGGTCTGTGCGTTCGCCAGCATGAGCGCATCACCGCGGTCAGGAGACTTCAGACCACGCTTCCGCATCTCCTCTTTGCTCTCGACACGAATCTTCCCGCCAGAATCAACGATCCGATACTTGATGGACGAAAGCTGCGAAGCCAACGTGTCATCCGGTGGCAATGCCAGCGCATTCGGGTTCTCCGGGTTCAGATCCTCACGCAACTTCCACCACAGCTCACTACGCAGGTTAGCGAACTTCTCGGGCTTTGTGGAACTGACCTGCACGTTGACACCAATCACAGGAAGCCCCTCTTGCTTGGCCTGGTCAACCACGCCGCCGCCGACGCCGATCTCATCGACCCGGATCACCCTAGCGCCGCCAGCATACATGCGGATGTAGCCCACCGACTCCGACGTTGAAGCATTGTGCCACGTCTTCAAAGGATGCACGTAACGACCCGATATGAGGCAGCACACACTCTCAGAGTCTCCGTATCGTGCAATGTCCACCCCTGCAACTTCCGGTCCTTCTGGGCTCATGTCATGCCAACGCTTCTGCGCCTCTATGATCCACGAAAGCGGAATCAGCGTATCGTTCCCTGTCGGCGGGAACTCACCGAGCACACGGCTATACCAAAGCGGCGAATCCTCTCCCCACTCTGCTCGGCGCTCCTCCACCCACGTCCTGGTCACAAGGCCAGGGATAACCACGCGGCCTTCTTTGACGTTCGGAGTATCAAAGGCGCTAATGGTGTGCTTCACATACTTCGGGTCGTTGAAGTAGCTGTGAAACATCGTCCCAGTTTCGAGTGGGTTTCCGATGTGCAGGATGTGTGCTCCCTCAGAAGTGAGCAAAGCCGATGGGATGCGTTCGTGAATCGCTGCATCCACTTCCGCGCTTTCGTCCACGATCACGAGAAGCTTACCCGAACGCGGGTGAACACCTTGGATGTTACCGGGGTCGTCC